TCATAGGTTGTAACGGTTTCCTGCGAGCGCTTCGCAGAAACCGTTACAACCTATGACGTCATAGGTCCTATATAAGAGATGACGGACTCACCGGTCTCCCAGTTTCTAACTGACGAGTGAAGAGGCTATTCCAAGTGACTAAGGACAATTTTGGAACATGGAAGATACGAACAACCACCCATGGCAATCAATACCTAGTCCGTCATTATTTGGATCATCAAGTAACAGTGAACCATCAGAAGTCTTTCAAAACGTCTTCGGGGAAAGACAAACCGAAGGATACAAATGTAAGTACAAGTGACTGACTAAGTGACGATCCATTAAATTCCTAATTGACGCAAGTGACGACGTCATATGCGTCACTTACAAAAGACGTAACCGCATTCGTCCATCACTCACATATATCTTTCTCTACCTTTCAGACGACATACCCCAACAAATATCGCTGCGCTACTGCCCAGATCACATTCTACCGTGGTGCTTCATAGGGAACAGACCCGTTCTCTACTGCCTCTGCAACGAGTGTTTTATAGACAATCTCAATGTCAACGGACAGTGTCAACACTGTCATCCCGACGACGAAGAATGGACAGAAAATATGGCCAAGGACATACTGCATACACGTCAGGGCGAACCAGAATCACTTAGTGAATTGCTTCGAGAACGCACGAACGAAACTCACTCCAGCCAGGGAATTTCTCCAAGCCTTCTCACCCCAGGTCCAAATCAAGACCCTAAACCCACTACCGAACAACTTCTTAATATGTCTGAAGAACTGTTCCAGTTTTCAGACGAGGAAGACAACTCTCAAACTCCTCCAAGAACTTCAACACCAGAACAAACTGATCCTAAGGTCTGCGTGGATAACCTGGGAATTCGAGAGGGAACAGGAAACGGAACAATTCAACTTGGAAGTGAATCAGAAACCTCCCTTGGAAGTGTTGGAAACAGTAATGACAGGGGTAAAAAGAGACAGAGAGGAATTACTTACATCAGTGACACATCAGATTCCTCCGGATCAGATGACGAAAATCTGGGTACACCACATCGAAATAAAAGAACCAGAAACTCCAACACCACAAAAGAGACAAGCGGAGGAGACAACCGACGACATCAGGAAAGCGATCATGGAAGCAATGGAAATCGACTGGAACCTACCGATGGAGGAGAGAGCTGTAGTAGCGGAACACAACCCGACTTTATTGAAGGGACTCCCAACGGACCGGACGAAATGGACGGAAGGCGACTGGAAGAGAGTGAGATTGATAAACAAGTGGAAAGTACAACATGGTACACCTTCGTCATCAGAGAAAAACCACAACCAAGAAGACTCTCCGGACGAACGCCAAACTTCACCATTACAGATCATGGTGACCACTGGCACATCACATACTCCGGACACCCAACCAATAAGACCAGACATAGAGCTACAATCCTCGCCTATTTGGGAGTTACCTTTGCTGCCAGAGCCGAAGCTGAAGCGACTACGGTACTTGTTAGAAATATCAAGAGATGGATACTCTATCTTATCAGATACGGTATTGAACGGCTTTCGTATTTTGGTCTTGGCCACGCCATTTTTAAACGAATCATCAAATACTTCCAACAATACAGAAGAGACGAAGACGCAGTAGACGGACCATGTCCATATATGACTACTACAAGAGCAGACCGCGCTGAAGAAAAACCTAAAGAAAACAGTGCAGAATATGACTACCTCCAACACTTAGTCAAAACCAAGTCAGCAAGAACAGTACAAGAACTTGTCAATAAACTTGACGATGAAGAATATAAACAACTATGGACCCGTACCAGAGGACAATATAAAGACAAACTCAGAGGAATATTAACATACTACAACAACAAGAAAAAGTCAAACCAAAGCCAACTGTCACTAATTACAAACCTGCAGAATATATCAAAAAGAAAACCAGACTACGACAATATGCAGTGGATAAAATACATGTTAGCCAACAACGACATCCGTGTACCAGAAATCTTAGCTTGGATAATCATCGTAGCAGACAAAAAACTGGACAAAATAAACACTCTTGTACTCCAAGGACCAACAGGAACAGGAAAATCTCTTACCATCGGTGCACTACTCGGAAAACTGAACACTGGCCTAGTAACAAGAACAGGAGACTCAAACACCTTCCATCTACAAAACCTCATCGGAAAGTCCTACGCTCTCTTCGAAGAACCCAGAATCAGTCAAATAACAGTGGACGACTTCAAACTCCTTTTCGAAGGATCAGACTTAGAAGTAAACATAAAACACCAAGAGTCAGAAATTATGGGACGAATACCAATCTTCATATCAACAAACAAGGATATAGACTACTGGGTACCTCCAGCTGATGGTAAAGCTCTACAAACAAGAACAAAAACCTTCCACCTGACAAGACAAATAAAAGGCCTCTCAGACAGGATGAACAGCCAGTACGACATCAACCCTCCACCAGACAAGATCACCAGCGACGACTTCCTAGGACTCTTCCAAGAATACGAAAAAGAAATCGACGACATCATAGACAACCATGTGCGCCGATTCAACAAGAACAAGCCCAAGGAAAAGATCCAGGAGGGATGCACATAATGAAGACGAAGAACACGCCGAAGGATCAAGTGGACCAGACCCACACAGATGTCTACAATTCAATACTGGAGACTCAATACATATTACTTTCCAAACAAGAAGATACTTCGAATTCGACGCTGCCAATGATGGAAACTTCGACGGAAAAAATTTATACTGCCTCCCACTACATTGGATGAACTTATATCTCTATGGTCTAAAGAGCAGCGACAGTTCAGCAACAGAAACACAACGATATAAGATGGTAAAATCAATGATGAAGACCTACGGATGGAAAGTACATAAAGCAGGCGTAGTGATGCACTCGATGGTACCCCTTATGAAAGACTTAAAAGTATCAGGAGGCACATCATTTGAGACTCTCACATTTACAGACACCCCATATTTAGAAATATTCAAGGATACTACTGGACTACATAATCAACTATCAACTAAGGAAACCGACGTAACATTGGCAAAATGGATACAAAATCCCCAACTTGTGACCGTACAATCAACAGCAGCAAACTATGAAGACCCAATCCAACAATTTGGATTCATGGAACAAATGCGAACCGGTGACAGAAAAGCCTATACAATCCATGGTGACACTAGAAATTGGTATGGCGGAGAAATACCAACAACCGGACCCACCTTCATCCCAAAATGGGGTGGTCAAATAAAATGGGACAAACCATCCCTTGGAAACCTAGTCTACCCAGCAGACCACCATACAAACGACTGGCAACAGATCTTCATGAGAATGTCACCAATCAAAGGACCAAATGGAGACGAACTTAAACTTGGCTGCAGAGTACAAGCCGACTTCTTCCTACACCTAGAAGTACGACTCCCACCACAAGGATGTGTCGCAAGTTTGGGGATGTTACAATATCTTCACGCACCATGTACTGGACAACTTAACAAATGTTATATTATGCATACTAACTAAATGTATTCGATGTGCAATATATACCCGATTATATCCAGCTTTTACCAATAAACATATATAGCTTATTATCATCTATACCTACCCTATATACATACCAGCTACCCAGGCAAGGTGGGACTCCGGCTACCCAGGCATGGTGGGACACTTTTCTTCTATTGACGACATATTTCGTCACTTACGTCACTTACAAAAGACTAAAATCCCTATCGTCAGTCAGTCATTTAGAGTCAGGGATATTGTCCGCCGTCACTTAGAGCGCGAAGCGCGAGTATCCATCATTTAAATTAGTGGTATGACGTCACATATTAAGTTAACGGTTTCTGCGAAGCGCTTCGCAGAAACC